CATTTTTTAGGAGTACGTGGAGCACTTAAATTTTATAATGCACCACCTAATAAACTAGCTACAGATGTAGTATCTAAACAAACTGCTACAGCAAATAAAAATATATTCTTTGATAGTAAAACAAAAAAGCCACGTACAGTGGCTCAGGTTCATAGCTTATTACAGCAAAAAATAAAAGAATAAAAAGGGGGCATAAGCCCCCAATTTTTTATGTACGATTAATTGAAAATCCTAATGAATTAATCCATAACATCGTAGGGTGGATTTTAGTAGATGCCAATCCCTGACCACGAATATATTTACGCAAGGCATTACGTGCCTCCTCATACGTCTTAAATTTAACTTGCATCCATTTAGGCAAGCCGCCTTTAACTCGTTTGATCTTGTACATTAAGTTTCCTTTCTTCACGAATAATAAGATATTGGATGTTGTGCAAACATTTATATAGGTCTTCAATAGGTTTACCCTTATCTTTGTACCTCAATAAATATTTTAATGCACTGGCTTCCCAACCATTCATATCGTAGGCTTCCCACACATGCCAAGGTTCAATGGCTCGTTTCTTGTAGTGATTCCCACCATATTGAATACTAGTAATGTCTTCAGACTTCATCTTTTTTAGGTTTAAGAAGTGCTGGAATTTTATTCTCTTTTTCCATACGTTTTAGTTCTTTATGTAGCAAACTAATTAATCCTTCTTGCATAAGAAGTTGTAGCATACGTGGTTCAATATTGTTTAAAGTAACGTCTACACTCCCGTCTTCATTCTCTTTGACTACTTCAAGTTCCACTTTGTTTCTCCATTGAACTGTTGCACAATTGGTGTAGTTTACCATCTTCTGTCTTAAATTGCAATACCACTTCTACAGTGTTGCTTGTTTCATACACTTTTACACGTAGATGTTTGCGTAATGCTTCCATCATTCTGTAGCTGTCACTATTTGTCATTCATCCTCCGTAAAGTTTTCTTTGCCAAGTAAACAAGATTTTTTGCGTGTTTAGAACTACATCCAAGCATAATCCCAATCTCGTCATAACTTATACCATCAATAACTTTTAATTGCAAGGCACGTTGTTGTTTTTTTGGTAATGTATTAATTTGTAGCATCACTTGTTCTAACTCTTGCATAGTTCCTACAGTGTTATCTGGAGTAGGTACATCTACCTCAAAAACATCCATTCTAGGGCTATTAAACGGGGTTTTGGACGCTTCATTTAAGGCTATGGTACATAACCATGTATAGAAGCTACTTTCTCCCCTATAAGTGTTCAAATATCTAAATGCTGCTAAAAATGTATCCTGTGTTACTTCCTCAGTTATGGCATTGTTCTTAATGTATTTACGCAAAAAAGAATAAACTTTGGGCCAATATTTATTCACTAAAAGGGAGGAATGTTTTTCACTCCCCTCTAGTGTCTTTGTTATTAGTAACGCATCAGTCATTTCCTCACTGGTCATATTAAATTTCACATACACCAGCAACACATGCAAGTTGTTGAGCACCCTCTACATTATCATCTTGCTCAAGGAATGAATCCCAATCCACTGTAGCTGGAACAGAAGGAAGCAATTGTTCATACTGTTCCTTAGTGATCTCCTCGTATGGTGCTTGCTTATAGCTACCACCATCCCAAGGTAAGAAACTGATGCCACTAATCTCATCAAAGTGTTTCCACACCCATGCACCAACTTCAGGCCAATCCTCCTCTTTAACATACACAGTTACTGATGGCTTATGCTCACACCAGTGACGTTGATATGTCAGCCATAGTTTTAAATGTGTAAAGCTATCCAACTCATCACGAGTGATACAATTGTCTGGTGCTTTCATTGGGAATGAGAACACAACAGTATCATGTGGTTTCATAAAGTCAGGCTCATTAGGTACACCCTGATCTTGTAGAAACTTAGTGATAGGGTCTTTAATATCATTACGTACACGGCGAATATAATATTGGCTATGTCGAGCATGAATACCACTAGCACTATCTACAAGCTGACTAACTGTACCTGATGGCTTAACACAAGTAACAGCAGTAGATTGTGGAATGTTTAATAGTTCAGCAAACTCCTTATTAGTAACAACAGCAACATCCCTTAATGATTCTAGCCTTGATGACAGACCTTCGTCATTTACATTGTTTAGCAATGGACAGTCAAGGATACCAGTGATGGATACACCTAGTAGACGCTCCTCCTCTGTATTCTTCTGCCAGATTTTACGTAGATATGGAAAGCTAGTTAGTGTGGACTGAAAGGTTCCAAGGATAGTTGCAAGTCTAACTTTTCTTTGCAAATCTTCGTTACTATCTTCATATCGTGCGACAATCTCTGTAAGGTTACAGAATTGATATGGACGCAAGATGATTTCAGAGCATGGGTTAGTCCCAAATTCATAACCATCATCTCTCCTTCCATTTTTTGCAACAGTAGATTTAGCTGCTTTCCTTGAGAAGATACCTCGTTCACCACTGTAGCTTTGATACAACGCCAACCACTCTGACATAAATTCCCCAACTGAGGGGCGTTCATTATAGCTTGCACTGTTATTTGCAAGTGATCGTTGTCCTTCTCGTTCCCACCATTGTCCAGCTTTAGCATGACGCATCCTATCATCTGTTAAGTCAGAGAGGCTAATCATAGCACTTCTGCGTACACCTCCAACCACCACGACTTCTCCGATCTTGCACATGATGTCATGGCATTCAAGAGAGGTAAGTTTTCTTCCTGTAGAATTCTTGAATTTATTAACGACAAACTCAAACAAGGCAATAAGGGGCTTAGGGCCACTGGCTCTCCCTCCGAAAACCTTAAGCCTAGCACCAGCGGGACGTACTTTGCTTGTGTCCCATTTAGGAATTTCACCGGAATATAATAGGGCGATAAGTTGTCGTAATGCTTTTGCCCACCCTGCCTTGCTGTCAGATACCACAATAGTAGTGTCACTATTAAACATTTGTGTAGGTACTTCTGGTAGCTTGTTGACATATTTACTCTCCACACTAAACCCTACACCAGTGCCACACAACAAGATGTACATGGCTTCATCAAATGATTTAACATCATCTACTGGAAGATAGGAACAATTATATCCAGCAGTGTTATCTCGTTCTAATGCTTCGCCTGAAGTCATCATGGCTCGCATAGATGGCATAAGTTCTAAGTTGAGGATAGCATCATGCAACTCATTCTTTAGTTCAGTAGGCACTTTGTAGTGATGTTTCTTCTCTACATTATTAGTAATGAAATCAATGTATCGCTTCACTGTTTCAGGCCAATGCTCTCGCCTACTCTTATCATCTAGAAACCTACTATATCTACTCTTAGCAATGAAGGTTTCATATACACCCATCTTCTTAGAACTGGTCATCAACAATCTCCTCGTCATAAAATGCAATTTCACAAATACCTAAATACAAACAAAAATGAACTCCTTCAATTGGAGTAAATTCAAACCCTAAAATAAATCCCGTTGTAAACCTTATTGCGATAGACATTCGACCTCCAATTTAAGTTTCTCTAAATGGTACATGTTATTAATAATAGTCTTTGCTTCGTCAGAAAGAAGTTTATAAAACAATGGGCCATACTTACCACTACAAACAATGTAATCAAAGTCCTTAATTACATGATGAAACCATGCTTCTTCTTCGTTAATCATTTCTTACTCCGTTTAGTTGCTGCTTTTACTTTCTCTTTACCTGTTTTATCTTTATGACATTTCTTACATAACACTTGTAGATTAGTTTGTTCACAAAACATTCTATCAATGTAGTCATCCCAAGATGTAAAACCAGTGGCAGGAACCACTGGCTTTATATGATCTACTTCTACATTAGTTGCTGTATATTCTTTCTTACATTTACGACATACATAATGTAGCGCAAGTTTATTTGTCTTCTCGTTTACTTTCCTACCTACACAAGCATCCTTTAGTGCTTTCCATTTAGGGGGCCATCTACGCATTCCACCTCGTAGCGTTGATGTTATAAAACTACGATAACGTCCTTCTGTCCATTCACCACCATTGCGTTTCTTTTCTGTCATACATTATATGAATTTTTCTATATTAACTGGTATGCATGTACCGTATACAAAAGGTTTTACCTCTGGTGGCATATCTTGTATTCCTTTTTTAACCATAGTGATGCAATCTTCACGTAACATCACAGGTTTGCTATACCCAAATTCACATGTATTAATGCACACTGCAAGGAGTGCTATGTAGACAGTCATTTCATTGCTTCCATCGTGAGTCCAATATTACCAATAGAATAACCATCAAAAACAATCCCCAGACCAATATTCCCAGAACGAATGAGATCAAAGGCAACCACTGCATACACCACTCCAATTGTTGCTATTAGCCAACCACTCATGATTACTCCTCTATATATGCGTTAAGTTTAGCGTAAGATTTTGCCATTCTACGTAATGCTGATTCAGCATCTACGTCACCCTTCTTAGCAATTATTAATAATGTTTCCATCACAAACTTTAATGTACCATCATATCCATCTAATGAATCGTACATAACTTCGTATACTTTACGTCTGCGTATACCACCGTTTTTATAATCTTTTGTAAAGCTAAAATCAACACCAGCTTCTGCATCTTTAGTAAAGCAAGCTAGTAAAAACTCATCTTCTAGAAGTTCTTCTTCCTTGTGCATTCTATCTTCGTAAGTCATAATACATCCTTTAACGACGGATAAAGATTCATTATTATATCACGACATTGATTTGCAATCAAGCGGTGTTCTTTTTGTGTAGCCTCATCACAACGAATATCAATGTAATGTAGCCAGCTACGCAATGTACCATTCATATACATCTTACTAGTAACGAGTCCTTCTGGCAGAACAGAACGAGCAACTTCTTTAGCAATGTTGTTCTTTAATGCAAACTCATAGGCATCCATGCACGTTCGTAATACAGCATGTTGTTTGTATTCCCACAAATAATCTAATTGAACATCATCATTAAACAAACTATTCTGTCTATTCTTTTCATCTTGCATCCTTGCTTCTCTAGGTTTAGCTGGCAATGCAACTGCATATCGTTGACTAAATTCTTGGAAGCTAAAGCTACGATGGCGTAAGATTTGTCTAGCAATGTCTCGTGTTGTTTCAATCTCAACACATACATTTACCATTTCAAATGGCGACCAATGCTTATTAGAAATAAGATAGTTTAAAAGTTTTGGAGCAGTGGATTTATTGTCTTGGTTATTTGGGTTCGATACCCTCGCCATATACGCTACTAAATTCTCCCCATCTGGTGTTGCCCACACTAGATTTACTTTGCTCATAATCTTTTAGTTCCTCATTCCAATTCCTAATTTGTTCGCTATTAATAACGACGCGCTTTCTACTCTGACCAATCTTCTCCAACTCCATCGTAGTCTTCGATAGTTTCTTCGGGTTCTTCTTCAATAGTGTCATGGAAAAATTTATTATAGTTAGCTACTAATACATCAGGTAAAAGATTCATTACATCTTCAACTGATAACCCAAGTGCAATGGTAAGTTCTGATACATCATCAAAGTTCTCCTCTATAAAAAGTTTTACTTTCCAAAGTTTGTCATGATAGTTCACCGTATTTCCTCCCTAAATAATCAATGGAAAGAAACATCTCATCGAAATGTCCATCCTCAACTTCATGCATTACTAGTAATCCACGCCAGTGTTTATTGCTTAACTGATCCATGTAACTTTCATCGTGAAGATAATAACTGCCCACAATGACAGCAGTAATAGGCTTTCCATCAGCACGCTTACCATAAGATACTTGTTTACCTTGCTGGTGTCCAGCAATACATGACATATGTAGCTTACTGATAATAGAAGCAGGAGAGGATGCAGGTCTTCCCATTGCGCCGACAGGCCAATAATGGTTGAAACCAACACCATTAATAAAGATGGGGTGTAGGAAACTATGTACTTCCCAATCTTTTTCATATTCAAGGTCTTTAACACTTATAAGTCCTTCCAATGTAGGGTTGTTATTAACAGCTCTATCTATCCTATTCTCATGATTACCAAGCAACATCACCATGCGAGGCTTATACACCTTCTCTTTGTTTTTCTTTTGCTTGGATTGTAAATCACGTAAAGGAGATAGCAATACTTTCATTGCATCTTTTGCGGCGTTAATATCTTTTTTATACCGCAAACCTTCAAAGTATTTGCTACCAACTTTATCGTGAGTAGATAAGGATGGCATATCTGCAAAGTCACCTAGGTTAACTACAACATCAGGTTTATATTCACAGATAGCTTTACCTGCCCACATCAGAT